TCGTCGCCGATGGTGACCGTCGGCGCAACGATGCGCCCGACCCGGATGCCAATCGAGCCGTCGCGGCGTTGGTATAGCTGCCCGTCACAGGTGGCCAGCATGCGCGCCAATACATCCTTTGGAGGGTCGGTCAGGTCGTAGCCGCCCGCGCACCGGTAACGCGGTTCGGTCGCCAGAGTTTGCAATGTCATCAGCTCGTCGCACGCTTGCGCCGCCGGTATCCAATCCTCTTGAATTGCGCTGTCGGGAAAATAGACGGAGTCCTGCGGTGCCAATCCCATGCCGTCGGCGTGTCGGTGAAAGTCGAGAATTTGTAGCACCGGGTTTTCGCTAAACTGCCATGTGAACTTGTTGTTGCGGTCCTGACCAGGATTACGAAAGTCCCAACACTTGGTCGATGCCACCACGGCACGATAGGGCGGCGGCAATCCGCCGGGATAAACGGCGGTAAAGTTTTCCTGATCCGCCGGTTGTCCGGTCGTGATGAGAACCTTTGCAATCCCTAGGCCCCGGTGCGCGGCATCCCACTTGCCGGGGAACTGCGCTTGCAGAAAGCCGAACCCAAGATCGCTTTCGGTGCCGTATTCCCAAATGATACCGACCAACGGAAAGCCGGATTGCAGGAATGCATTCGTCACTTGGTTGGCGACAACGACCGCGACGATCTCGTTGAGCCAATGTTGCTCGTAGTCGGCGACCTCGCCGTGATTGAGCGCGAGAACTTGATAGCGTGTGTTGTCCAGCGTTTCGGAAAACATCAGCGCGCCGCCAATCTTGACACGCCCGTAATAGCGCCGACGCACCGGCACCGGTTGCCGCGTGGTCAGTTGGCCCTTCTGTTCGCCCGGTTCCGGCGGCTTGGGCGCAAGCGCCAGTTGCAGGCCGATAGATGCGCCGGTCAGCGCGACGGTGCCAACGATGCTCGCCACCGTTGCCTCGCCAATGACCGCCGTCGTCGCGAACCCGCCCGCACCAACCGCCGTCAGGATCAGGGTTCCGATTGCTGCGGGCATTTCAGACTTTCCACGCTGCAACCGTTCGAACACATTTCACAGGAATGCTGCATACTCCCTGACCTTGGGCCAGCATCGCGAACCCGCGCCCGGTTCGAATCGCCCCTATCGGCGGTTGCTCAACAAACGTAATCATTGCAACGTCACCGACGACCGGGGCGATGGTGCGAACAAGCCCGGCCGCCAGGAACAACCGGTCGAACAAACGCGGCAAGCCCCCGAATGGTAACAGCGCGTCGAGCGTTGCAGCGTCGTGGTAGAGGCCGCGAACCGGTTCGGCCGGATCGACACCGCGCCTAACTTTTACCCAATCCGCCAACAACAGCCCGCAGTCATGCGTGCCAAGCTCGAACGGCCGCGAGGCCGCCCCGAACAGAAAGCGCGACAGGTCGCGCTCTAATACGTCGGCCACACCTCGCGCTTGAACAGCAGGAACGGCGTTTGATCGCAAAACGTATCCCCCGGAAATCTCTTTTGCTGGTCGCGGTCGGTGTACCACGCCGCTGCCGGACGGTTGCGCCCGGCGTAGGGCGACTCGTGGTTAACGGCGATGGTGCGCGTTCCGGCGTCGCGCGTGACTTCCATGTTCGTCATAATCCGCAGCGCGAGCGGCACTGGCAAACCGAACACCTTGCGACCGTTGAACCCTTGCAGATAGATCGACAGCGGCCGATTGACGAACTCTGACGTTTCGCTACGCGCGAGCGTGATCAGATCGGCCGACACCCCCGACGCCATGATCCGGCCGGGCGGTGCCTGCGGACCGAACGCACTGGTCAGTCCGTCGAGTTGGACGATCTCGCCTAGGCCGTCCCACTCCTGACCGTCGAGCGTGATGAGCTTGCCGAACCCGGTCCATATTTTCTTTTCCGCCGACGCAAACGAAAACTTGACCAGGAACGCAACCGCCGCGCTTGGTTGGTCGAATAGCGGCGGTTCCTGTCCGGGGATCGGCGTGAACAGGCCGACCATTCTCGGATTGAACGCGCCCGACCCGCCCGCCGTCAGCGTTGCCGACGAGCCCGCCGGTTGCGCAGCGAATGCGCCAATACCCGCCGCCGCGAATGTGGTCGGAACGAGCGCCTCGCCGACCGCCTCAAACGTGCCGCTGCCCGCAAAGACGGTCGCATTGATCTCGCCGACGAAGATTTCGCCGAGCGCGAGTCGGCCTAGTGCCTCGCCGCCGAGCATATCAACGCCGCCGCCGCGCCATCAGGCGGCCGTAGGCTTGGCAGGCGGCAACGCCGAACGTCACGCTGGCGTTTAGATAGATTGCCGTGCTCGACGCCACCGAGAACCGCGACGGTGAAAGACTGAGAGTCGGCAAGAACGCCAAAGCCCCGGCATTGCCGAACATCGGGGTTGCGAAGTAGCGCCCCTGCGTAAAGTCGAGCGCCGCCGTCGTCGTGTGGATTGATCCTACAAGACAGGTGATCGTCGTGGTGCCGCCGCCATCGAATTGCAGCACGCCCCACACGTCCCAATCGCCCGCCGTCAAAGTGAGCGTTGCGATCTGTGCCGGTATGGTCGTGGTCAGGGAGACTTTCGATCCGGTAGGAACCGAGTGTTCCAGAAATTCGCCGATGAACCCGGCGGCCGCGCTGTCGTTGGTGTTGGTGCCCCGTAATATCACGCCGCCATTCGACCGCGTGATGGCTATCGGTTTATCAAGCATCGTCGTGCCGTTGTCGGCATACCGTGCCAGATAAAAATTGCTGCCCGCGTTTCCCGTGCTCTCCGCGTCGTCACTCGCAAGGGCCATTTCAAATCTTACTTGGGACGTGAGGGTTGTTCCCCACAGGACCGCCTTGCTGCCAGCGCCCTTTTTCAGAATTAGATCGGCCTGATTAGGCCCCTCGACATAGAGGCCGTTCAACGCATGAATCGCGTCCTCGACCGTGCCACCTTTTATCGAAAGATAACTTGTGGCGATCACGGTGCCGTTGACGGTCGTGTTGTCCGTCAACGTAAAATAGACATCTTGAAACCCGCCAATGTAACCGCCAGACGGGGTAAACCATGTGATCGTGGTGCCGTCGTTGTAGTAGACCCTGAACGGATATGATCCAGCACCGCCCGGCCCCCCGTTTCGGATCATCAGGCCGTCGCCTTTCGCCAGCGAACCCGGCCGGTTCATTGGCGGTAGAATCACTTTGAATGGTGTAACAGGCCCATTAATTACCAGCACCGACGGCAGCGGATTGGTCAGCGTAACGTCGCCGGTAACTGTCAGCTCTTGATAAAACGGCCGCGCCGAAGCGTTGTAACCGTCAAAACTTGCGTAGAGATTGGCGAGCGTGTCGCATGTTGACGGCACGTTGCCGCCGTCAGCGACGAGCCAAGTCGTGTACGTCGTATTTGCCAGTGGTACGAATGAACCGGACGCGCCGGAAAACACCTGCGTGCTTGGGCTGCTGTCCAAAACTTTCCAGTACCAAAGGGCCGGATTAAACGGGCTGCTCATAAATAAACGCTCCCGCCGCCGGACAAGATCGAGCCGCCCGCAACGCTACCGGGGAAATAGTCGCCCGCGAAATTGGTGCGGACCGAGCACAGCACGCCGATGTTGTAGCGCGCTCCCGTCGCAGCCCCCGAGAACGTCGGCCCGACGTGAGACACCTTGGCATTATTGTCAATGAACAGGTATGCGAGTCCCCAAGTGGGAGAGCCCGAAAGCGTGATGACCGTGGCGGGCAGGCCGCTTTCATAGACCCCATACCACAGCAGCAAGTGGGCGAACGCCGAGCCGCTGATTGTATAACTGCCAAGGCACACAATCTTTGTGCCGGGATGGAATGCCCGGATGTGACAACCGCTAGGCCCTCCCGCTGCAATGCCAAAATTCAACCCGGAATATTCCAGCGACAAGGGCGCGGTGATTACGATGTGATCGCCCAGCGTGGTCGTCGTCAATTTGAAATCTTTGAGCCGCAACACGCCAGCACCCGCAGCCCTGATGTCCCAACAATTGGCGCTTGTCGTGCTGTGCATGACCGCACCGGGGGTCGAGGCATTGCCCTGAAAGACAACAAGACCGCCGCCCGCAAACCACGACGTAATCAAAACGCCGCCGGTGTAGGTGCCGTCGCCAATCTGAACGGTGACGGTGAAGCCCGCCACATCGAGCGCGGCAATCGTGTTCCATGCCTTCTGCAAGGTGAGGAACGCGCCACCGGCACCGGCCGCGTTGACTAGACCGTGATTGGTATCGAGGCCGTCCGTTCGGACAAAGTATGCGCGATCCGCTGTCAGCCGTTCGCGCACATTGGCGGCGAGCACAGTCACGTAAACCTGCGCCGATCCGCTAAGTGTGATGGCCGCGCCGCTATTGGTCGAGTTGCTGACGGTCCGCGTCAGCGTGGTTCCGGTGACGGTGCCGGTGCCGACTTCGCTGTTGACGCCGTCGGTGATGCCATAGGAAACGACGTCGCCGCTTTGCACGCCAGCCTGCGCGAACGTCAGAAAGCCCGACACCGCCGACCCAAGCGTGATCGACCCCGTGCCCGTGGTGGCCGTCGTCATTCGTGCAAGATTATAAAGCGCGGCCATTTAATCCTCAGTGACCACGCTGGCCAAGCCGACCCGGGGCGTAACACCGGCCGAGACCGCAATCGACGGCGTCACTGCGCCGCTGTAGAGAATTTTTCCGGTGCCGCTGACCGCCGTGCCAATGGCAGCATGCGTGATGGTGGCGGTGCCGGTCGTACAGGCTGGAAAGTCGATGTTGCCAACCGGGCTCACAGCCCCGGCCGTCGCGACTGTCCATCCGCCGGACGTGCGCGGAACCGCCACGCGCGCATAGGAACCGTATGCCGTTTCGCTCGTCGTTTGATTTCCGGCATCGCCGGGATCGGCGGTGTGCAACGACACGAACAGATTCGTCAGCGGCGATCCAGCCGCGTTGTCGGCAAGGTTGGCAATCGGCGTGCCGTTGAAAATCAATTTCAGAAGATCGTTTTCGAAGGTGTTGCTCTTGGACATTATCCAAACCTCATTCCATGCGAGGCAACGGCGGCGACCGCGCGCTTTTCAATCGAGCGATTGCTTGCGGCCAACCCGCGCTCGAGCCGCGCAATGGCGGCGGCATCGGCCCCGGTTGCGTCGACGTTGTTGGTGATCGCCAAGGTGACGCCACCGCCTTGCCGCCGCGTGGCATCGGCAGGCATCACGCGCGCGCCCGGCGACAGGTTAACCAGTTCCGGCCCGCGTTCGCCGACCATCGCCAGCCCGCCGGACGACACACCGCCGCCCGCGAATTTCGGAACGGCCGACAGGATCGCGCCAGCGAGGCCGCCCGTGCCGCCGGGAATATCGCTTGCCGTGCCAAGGATTTTTGCGAACGCGCCTTGCCCGGTGATGGCCGCTTGCAACAGTTCGCGCGTGATCGTGCGCAGCACGCCCTGCATGATCTGCCCGAAGGTCTGACTTTTTTCCGTGGCCTTTTCGATCACGTCAATCAATTGATTGCCCGCGAATTGCGCGGTGTCGTTGAGCCCCTGCCAGCGTTGCCGGAATTCAAATAGTTGCTTGGCCGCTTGGCCCATCGCCGCCGCCTCAGCGGTGATCGCGGTTTTGCGCGCATCGGTCAGCGGAATGTTTTGCTGGCGCGCCTGTCTCTCTAACAGGATTTGCGTTTTCAGCTTTTCGGTTTCGCCCGCCGTCAAGCCGATGGTTTTGGCTTCGGCGTCGAGCAGCTCCCGGCGGCGGCGTTGCTGCTCGAGCAACTTGGCGAATTCGTCGGCCCCCACGTCGGGCAGCTTGGTGGCAGCGCCGGGAACCGTGACCTTTAACGGCTCGCCGCCCTCGCGCGCGATTTCATCCGCCCTCGTCTTGCCGCTGCCGATCTTGGGAATAAGCCCGATGGCGTCAAAGATGTTTTTCAGAAAATCGTTTACGCCGGATTCCTCGATTGCTTCGCGGAATCCTTGCGCCATCGACACCGCCAGCTCGGCGAACGTGGTCGATAATTGCAGTTTCAGCGTCTGCCATTGCGTATTGATTTCCTGCGCGCGCTTGATCAGATTATCGTCGAGCACGACGCCGAGCTTTTCCGCTTCCAGCGCCGACTTGCGCAATCCCTCCGAACCCTCTTGCAAGGTCTGCACCAATGCCGGACCGGCTTGCCGACCGCCGACCAAGACCGCAAGATTCATCTTGTCTTGCGCGGTCGCGGCGTTCTTGACTAGGTCGGCATATTTCAGCAGCAGCGTTTGCGTCGAGAGCAGGTTTCCTTCCGCATCTTTGATTGCGGTGTTGTTGACCCGGAACACCTTGGCCAACTCGCCCAAGCCTTGCCCGGCTTCTGACACCTTGGTTGCGAACCGGTCCATGAAACTATCGGCCGACTGCACGCTGCCGCCGGTCTGCACGATGGCGAACCGCAACGCCTGAAATTGCTGCGTGGTCAGCCCGACGATTTCGGCTTGGTCGCCGAGCTTGGCGGTCGCCTCGATCAACTTCTGAATTTGCTCGACGGCTTGCTCGACCCCGGTTGCGATCCCCAACGCGCCCAACGCGCGACCGAGCCCGGCGAATGGGTTCGCCTGCGCAAACGTGTCCTCGATACGCTTGGCACCACGCGCAGCGATGCCGACCGCGTCGTTCATGTCCTTTTCGAACTTGGTCAATTGCGCCGAGAGCGCAACGACCAGCGCGGCGGTATCTGCCATCAATGCACCGTTGATATGAAATCGTAGCGGTCAGCTAGCAACTGATCAAATTCGTCCGGCGTCATTGCGTCGGGATTGGACTCGCCACCGTTGGCGCGGTTGTATCCCTCGACGCATGCAGCGAATTGCCAGAGTGAGCATTGGTCGACGTGTTGCGGAGTGAATCCGATTGCTGCACCGGTTCCGTAGATGATTGAAAACTTGATGACGTCGCTGGAGTCTCCACTTCTGTTTTTTTTCCTACCTGATCGGTCACGTCGCCCAACAATGCACACCCGAGCACCGCCTGCGCCGTCGGCACCGACTCGAACAGCGGCCGCTCCTCGACGTAGCGTTTGACGAGACCGGGAACCATATGCGACGGCGTGCCGCCGCCGATCAGGCCAAGCCGGATCACCTCGCGCAGATCGTCCATCCACGCATCGCCGCGCGATATCATTTGGTACAACGACCACGGCCCGACCGGAACCGGCCGGTTGCGGTTGATGGACTCTTGCAGTTCGCGTAGTTGCCCGATGGCAAGGCGGAACCGGCGTTCCTCGCCCGCCCAAGTCAGCATGATTGAACCGTCGCCGCTCACGGGACTGCCGTCCAGATAATCTGCCCGTCGCTGTCTAGCGTGATGTCAGTTTGTACCTTGTCGCCGAGCGCGGCCGACAGCGTGAACTTTGTCAGCAGGAACGACCCGGCGTAATAACCGAGCCCGGTTCCTTCGAGTTGCACGCGCGCGTTCTTAGGCAAGCCGGACAGCGCCCAATCACGCCACAGGTCGAAACTCTCGACCGCCAGGATGCCGTTGCCGGTGATCTGTCCCGACAGCGACCGGGTTGCGCGTTCAAGCCACGCTGGCGCTTCAGGGTCGTCGCAGTCCGGCACCAGCACGTCGTTCGACGCCGCGTTCAGGTCGAACCCTTTGCTAGTCAACCCGCACGGTGCTTCGAACACTTCGGTCGGCGTGGCACCGTCGCCGATCAGGATCAGCATTTTTGAATATGGAAGTGTAATCGGCTTGGCCATTGGGGAAGCCCTTCTGTTCAGGTTTCATCTACGAACGCATGGAACACGATGACCGAATGTGTAGTGAGGCCATCCGGGTCAACGAGGAATTGCGTGCTGTCGTGTTCCAGCAGCACCAACCGAAAGCCGCCGCCGAGCGGCAATTGCGCAAAGTTCAACGCTTTCACGACCGCGCCCGACACGCGCTTGACTTCCACTTTCCCCCCGGCGCGCGACCACGCGTGCAGCGTCGAGAACACTTGCGTCGAGTTGTCGAGGCAATCGGCGTGCGCTGACACCACTTGGTCGTCGCTGATGGTGACATAAGGAAACGTCGGCGCGGGCGGTACTTTGTCGTAAATGCGATCCGCAATCAGCGCGTCGACCCCGGCGTCGGCTTTCAACGCGGTCAAAATTGCGCCTTGCAGCTCCAGGCTAGGTTCGCTCATTCGGCCGACCGGGCTTTGATGTTGGCGCGGATGCGCTTTTTCATTTCGGCGATGATCTTTTTTTTGCGCAGCCGATAGGTCGGAAAGAAAAACGGATGCGCGGGCATATTCACGGTGCCGAACTCGTCGGCACGCGCGTAGTCGTAGGGCTTGCTCGATACGCTTGGCCTAACCGTCAACCTGCCGCCCGCGATCACGCGAACCTGCGTCGGCCCTTTCGACGACGGGATGACGCCGACCGAATGCTTAAGGCCGCCCTCGTCGACCGGCGCGACGAACCGGATCAGGTCGGCTAGGTCTTTCGCCTGCTTGTTCAGTTCATCAATGGCGGCGTCCCGAACCTCCTGCTTTAAGTCCTCCGTCAGCCGCTTGAACTTTTCGACGCTTTGGTTCTGCGCCATTAGGTCGCCACGCCCAACTCGCATTCGAGCGCGAGAAAACGGTGTTTTTCATCCGGGTTCACGACCGAGCGCACGTTGTAAACCGTGCCGGTGCGGACATCGCGCGCGCGCCAATCGGTCGTTACCGCTACGGTCGCCGCCGACCGGCGTATGGTGATTTCGACCGGTTGCTTTCCGGCGAGCCGCGCGGCTTGCACGGTTTCAGCGCCGCGTAGCGGTTGAATGCGCGCGGCTACGGTCGGCCCGGTCGTCCAATCGCCCGACACGGTATTGCCGTAGCCGTCATCGACCAGCTCCTGAAACTCGAACGCGATCCGCTCGCGCAATTCGCCCGCGCGGGTTCCGCTCACAACGCATATTCCCGATAGGGGTTGAGTAGATGCGTCACGCCAAGCGGCAGTTCTAGCGCGGTTGCCGCGCCTACTGGATTGATCAACACCTGTTCGCGGTTCTCGTAGTAGTGCCCGACCAGCAACAGCACCGCATGCCGAATCGGCGCGGGCACGGTTAGCGCATTCGCGCCATAGCCCGCCACGAACCGGATCGTCACGGCGTTGGCGGTTGCCTGCGTCGTCGGCCAGCCGGTCGCCGGAATAATCCAGCCCGGTTCGCTATAGGTGTCGACCGCGTAGTCGGTCGCTGGCATGGTCTGTTGCACGCCCGCGCTGTCGTAGTATTTTACTGATGTCACGCTTTGCAGCGGCGGCCACGGCAGTCGGATTGCAGCAACCCCCATTGTCGGCGTGGCGGTGCCACACCAGCAGCTCGCGGCGACCGTCGGGAACGCGTCGACGACCATATCCCACGTCTGGTTAATCAGCGCGCGCCCCATCCATCCCGACACCGCGTCCAGATGCGAGCGCGCGACCGCGATTAGAAAATCAATGGTCGCGTCGTCGTCGGCGTGGTCAACGCGCAGATGTGCCTTGGCTTCGGCAAGCGATATCGGTTCGACCGCCGGAGCGGTCACAAGTTTCAACGCCATGTCGGATTCCTGATTTTAGGCGTGCAGACGCAGGCGCAACGCGAGCATCAGCGGAACGGTAGTGACGCCGGGGTCAGGCGGCGTAACAAGGCCGTCCTGCACGTTATTGTATTCACTTATTGTAGCCCAGGTCTGATTGAGCGCCGCGCCCTCGACGCCACCAAGATAGTTGTCAAAGTGCGGTCTGTTGTATCCCCAACGGTTGTCGGTAGTCTCAAAATAGAGCGCGGGGTGATAGGCCCCTGTTGTAGCTCCCCATGTGTTGTGAACCGTTCTCTGTGAAGAGGCCCATGCCGTCGAGTTTAGAACTGCGGTCAGAAACGCTGCCTGATCTGTGGTTAAGCCGGTGTTGATTGTGGAGGTCGGCCAGTTATATCCGCCCTCGTAGTGCACCACGCTCTTGCCGCGAGCAACCATCCACGGCGCACTTTGGGGAAGCTGTACCGTGGTTTCGTATATCCTGCCGTAGTCACTGCCAAGCATGTCGACAAAAGCGACCCAACCGGCACAGACTGCCTCTTTGGCTGGAGCGCCGACGGCGGCAAGCCAATTAGCCGTGTAGGTGGGAAGATCGGTCGTGTACCGGCCCCCGGCGACGTCGAAGTATGGAGCCCAAGCGATAGCCTCGTATTTGGTATACGGTGCAGTACCGCCAGTGTTCCACGCATCACCGAGTGTACTAGCATTACCATCAACGCGGACATTGTTAGGCCCTCCACTCACAGGTCCAGAACCAGCGTGAGCACCCATGACGCGGATTAAACGGCCAGAGGCAAGTTGGGTTGGATAGGCGGCGGCAATGTCCTGATGGAAAGCTGTAGCGCGAGTGGTCGCGAAGCTATGGACGTCTGCATACGAACCTGAACCTGTACCTCCAGGCCAAGTGCCGTAGCGAGCTTGGCCGATGCGAGCTAGGTAATATCCAGCATCGAAGCCTTGAACGGCGTTCCAGGTTTCGTTTGAGTACTCGACGAGCAGCGCTGCGGCGGCGGTAAGGCCGGCCCAGCTTCCACCATCGCCATTAAGACAACGCTCGATTGTCTTGACGACGAGGTTTTCGTTGGCGTCGTAGTCAGGGTCTACTGAGCGCAGACCGGCATAGGGAACGGTAAT